AATATTATGCAAAAAATAATAAATATGTTCGTTTAAAGTGTAAGAATAAAAGTTGTAAAAATAATGGCAAATAAAAAAATATGTTACGCAGCAGGATGCAAAAAAACTATACCTCCTAAATCAAGCAAGTTTTGTAGTTACAAATGTCGTAATAGAATCAATAAACAAAAAGCTAGAGCAAAAGCCAAAGGTATAGATTGGAAACAAGAAGAAGATATATTAGATATACCTAGTAAAAAGAAAAATGTACAAACTAGAAGAGGACAAGTTTACGAAGATTTAAAAGAATCAGGATTAGGTAATGAAATATTAAAAAAGAAAATGACATTATCTGATGTATCAAAAGTATTAGAGACATCTGTAGCAGCAGTGTCTATGGCTTATAACGCTTTTTTAGAAGATTTAGAAAAAGAAGTAGAACAAGAAAACTGGGCTGTAGATATAGAAGCAGAAAAATCTTTAGAAGATTTTAAATCTTTTAGATTTAGATATTTTCAAACAGAACAAGGTGTGCCTTATGAAACACCAGAGTTTCACATTAAGTGGATTGAATCAATACTAGAAACCATAGATAATGGTGAGCAACAAATGATTTTATCCCCACCTAGACATGGTAAGACTGATTTGTTGATACATTTTGTAATATGGTTGATTTGTAAAAATCCAAATGTAAGAATACTTTGGGTTGCAGGAAACGAAGACATTGCTAAAAATTCTGTATCATCTGTTTTAGACCAGTTTGAAAATAACGAATTACTTATAGAAGAAATATGTGGACCAGGAGCAAAATTTAAACCACAAAACAGAAGTGGTAAGGCTTGGTCATCAACACAGTTTACAGTGGGTACAAGAACTGTTACAGGAATTAAAAGTCCTACAATGGTAGGTATAGGTCGTGGTGGTAAGATTCTATCAAGAGACTGTGACATAATTATTGCAGATGACATTGAAGACCACAGTTCTACAATGCAACCATCAAGTAGAGAAAATACTAGAAACTGGTGGACTACAACATTATCAAGTCGTAAAGAGGAACATACTGCAATGGTAGTTATTGGTTCAAGACAACATTATGATGATTTATATTCTCACTTACTAGAAAACGAATCTTGGAAAACAAAAGTTGAAGAAGCACATGATACAAGTTGTACATTACCTGACTGGGATGAAGATGACCATACAGAGTGTATGTTGTGGAGTGGTAAAAGAACATACAAATGGTTAATGGATAGAAAAAGAGCAGCAGAAACTACAGGTGGTAGAGCTATATACGAAATGGTTTATCTTAATGTTGCTATGCCAGATGGACTTGCATTATTTGATAGAGTAGAAATAGAATCGTGTAGAGACCAGAAGAGGGATATAGGGCAGATACCTTCAGGAACACGCCTGATTGCAGGACTTGACCCTGCCTCTACTGGTTATCAAGCTGCATTTTTATGGGCATATGATTCTACAACTAACAAAATATCTATGGTAGATATGAACAATTCATTAGGTGGTGGAATACCACAAGCACTAGATGTTATAAAAGATTGGTGGAATAAATATGGATGTAGTCACTGGGTAATAGAAGAAAATGGATTTCAAAAAGCTATACGACAAGATAGAAGTATTAGAGAATTTGCTTCTAGACATTCTGTATTTTTAGAAGGTCACGAAACACGAAACAATAAGTTTGACCCTATTTATGGTGTTACCGCTATGAGACCAATGTTTCAAGAAAATATAATTTCTTTGCCATATCTTAGCTTTGAAGCACAAGAAAAGGTAAACTTATATACAAGTCAGTTGGTTTATTTCAGCAGTGCTAAAAATAAAAGCAAAAGTGTTGGAACTAAAACAGATATAGTTATGGCTAGTTGGTTTCCTATGAGAGCAATAAGGCGTATGCAAAAAGAACGATTTGCTGAATTAGGATATGATTATAGTCCTAGCTTTACTGACTATAATAGTAGTAATATAGATATAGATAACTGGAGTTAAATGCCATTAGATAGCGATAAACTGTACGATAGAATTGATTACCTCAGACAATTAAATAAAGATTCTATTATTGATAGGTCTCGAATTAGAGACATAATGAATGGTGGAGAATCTGCTGTAAGAGCATTACTAGGTAATACAATAAATGTTGAATACCACGAATTACCCGCACCTAATTTATTTTTAACTGCATTAGAAAGATTTGCACAAAAACTTGGAAGAAGTCCTGATTTAAAAGTAGATATACTTAATGAAAAAGATTCAGAAAGAGCAAAAAAGAAGTCAGAAAAACTTGAAAGAGTTGTTATGGCTTATGACAAGTTTCAAAAATTAAATATGCAATTACCACAAGTTGGTAGATGGTTACCTGGTTATGGTTTTGTTGTTTGGACAATATCTCACAGAAGAGATAAAGAAGGTAATCCATATCCATACGCAGAAATAAGAGACCCTTTTACTTGTTACCCTGGTTATTTTGGTAACGACCAACAACCTAAAGAGTTAGCAATAATTACTAGAGTTCCGCACAAGATACTCGCAGAACAATATCCTGATGCTAAAAAATTTATTTACGAAAAACCTGATGAGGAACAACCATCACCATATGGCGTAATGATGGACTATGGTGATAGATTTAACAACTGGGCAGGTTCTAATGGTGACGGAAAAATTGTTGTTGAGTATAAAGATGCAGAAGGAACTTATGTATTTTTACCTGAAAACAGAAAAATTATTGACTTTATGGAAAACCCATTAAAGTCAGGACCTTGTTTTGTAATAGCAAAAAGATATAGTTTTGACCAACTACAAAGTCAATTCCAACACATTACAGGTCTAATGGCAAACATGGCAAAAATAAACATCTTAGGAACTATTGCTATGGAAGATGCAGTATTTACTGAAACAAACATTGTTGGTGAAATTGAATCAGGGAAATACAGAAAAGGTAGGTTTGCTGTTAACTACCTTGCCCCTGGTTCACAAGTATCAAAACCTGTAAATAATTTACCGTATCAGTTATTTCAACAAGTAGATAGATTAGAAAGACACTTACGATTAGGTGCAGCTTATCCTGTATCAGATGATGGACAAAGTCCTAATTCATTTGTTACTGGTAGAGGATTAGAAGAACTTGGTCAATCTGCATCACTTCATGTAAGAGAGTATCAATCAATATTAGCTGATGCTTTACAGGAGTTAGATGCAAAAAGATTAGAATATGATGAAGCTATGTTCCCAGGTCTTAGAAAACCTATTGCAGGTTTTCACAAAGGTACAGCATATAAAGAAACTTATGTGCCTACTCAGGATATAAAAGAATACTACACAACAAGAAGAGTCTATGGAGTAATGGCAGGTTTTGATGAGCCACAAAAAATAATTACAGGGTTGCAATTAAAACAACAGGGCATTATTGATACACAAACATTACAAGAAAACATGGATGGATTAGATAATATTTCTAAAATACAAAATAGAATAAATTCTGAAAAAGCAGAGACAGTTTTGTTTGAAAGTCTTATGGCACAAGCTGCACAAGGAAATCCTAAAGCAACATTAGCTGCTATAGAAATAAGAAAAAATCCACAAAACATGTCAGATATATTAGATAAATTTTATACAGCAGAAGGAGAAGAACCTACTGAAGAAGAACAAGAGTTGATAGAAGGTGGACAATCCCCTCAACCAATACAACAAGGTGTTCCAGATATTGCTACAGT